ACAGTTAATCGCAGACACATTCATAACGGACTGTTTGAGTATCAACTAATTGTTAATGTGAAGGTGGCGGCTTAATGTTTATCAATGCTGGCAGGTGCGTACACACCTTTACTGTGATTCAAGCCCACGGTAATTGCCAGCGCCCTTTTAATGGCTTGATGCAAGGCTTGATGTGAATTTTTATAAACACTATATAGGTGACTTTCAGCGCGACACAGGGCACTTAAGCCTAACTGAGCGAGGTGCTTACCTATCTCTTATTCATCATTACTACGCAACAGAAAAGCCTTTGCCTAATAATTTAGATGCTTTGTGCCGTATTGCTGGCGCTGTAAGTGCAATTGAGCGCAAGGCCGTAAAGGTAGCTATTGGATTTTTTGAAGTTGTTGATAGCGGCTTAATGCACTCACGTATTGAAGCTGAGATACACAAAGCAGGCGAGCAAGCAAACACGAATCGTGACATTGCATTGGCAAGAGAAGCAAAAAGGCGTGCTGAAAAAGAAGCAAAAAACAATCACGAAAATAGCACGAATCGTGCTGATAACGTGCCACGAAATGAACACGAAAATAGCACTAACCACACACCAGACACCAGACACCATTTAAAACCTAATGAAGAAACACACAGTGTAGAAGATTGTATTGGTTTTGAAAAAACGCCAATCGGTATTGTGTGTGTGGCCATAAAAGCTGAGTTTGACCTACAAAACAAATCGCTCACGGATATGAACCAATCAAACCCAACCCTGATAGCGCTTGTTGAAGCAGGCGCTACCGAGGCTGAGTTTGCAGATGCAGCCAAAAGAGCAGCTTCAAGCAACAAGGGTTTTGGGTATGCGCTTGGAATCGTTAAACGCCAACGCGAAGAGGCGGCCAAGCTAAAAATTCACAAAGGCGCTATGCCTCAGCAACAAAGCAAAACTCAATCAATCCACGATAAACGCAGTGCAACGGCCAAGGCCATGTTCGGAGATAACTCAAATGCAAACAACCAATCAGGATCAATCATCGATGTATCAGACTACTCAGTTGAACCCGATAGACCGCTTATTTCTGCGCATGGCTAGTTTCTACGGCAAGCACTGGCTGGATATGTGGGCTGATGTGCCAGTGGATTCTGTAAAGGCTGAGTGGCAAGCAAAGCTAAGCGGCATGAGTTCAAAAACCGTCTTTAAAGCTGTTGATTATTGTTCTGACAACTTGAAGTTTCCACCGACATTGCCAGAGTTTGTGCAGTTATGCAAAGCCAATACGCCACAGCAAATGACGCAAGCAATTGGCAGACAGTTTACGCAAGAAGAGCTTCAAAAAAATCATGAGCGCATTACAGAAATTTCACACGGCATTTCTGCTAAAGCCAGAACTGATTATCGCGCATGGATTAAACCAATTCTCGCTAACCCAAAAGCCTACCCAGATATTTCATTGAAGCTGGCAAAAGAAGTTGAGGCTATGCAAGGTGGTGCGGTGTGATTGCAGTTCTATTTGCTAGGCAAGATAGCGCATACAAAGAACAACCTTGCTTTGATGTTTACGACATTGACAGAGACGCTAGAAATTTTTGTAAACGCTTGCCAGTTTTAGCGCACCCACCTTGCAGGGCGTGGGGGATGTTGTCACACATGGCTAACCCTAGACCTGATGAAAAGCAGCTGGCTTTCTTTGCACTGGCACAGGTAAGGCTTAACGGTGGCGTATTAGAACACCCAGCAGGCAGCAGATTATGGCAAGAGGCTGATTTGCCAAATGAAGGATTATTTGTTGATGAATTTGGCGGCTTTACGATTGAAATTGACCAGTACGACTTCGGACACGTAGCGCATAAACCAACCAAATTATATATCTGCGGAATTGATAAATCAGAATTGCCGCAGCTGCCAAGTAAAAATCTTTCTCCAACCGACAGAAGCATTGCAGGGAATGTAAAAGGAACCAAGCGTTGCACTCAATACCAACGTGAATATACCCCCCCCATGCTAATTGAATGGATGAAAGAAATTGCATTAAAAATAAGTATCGCATGACCTGGCAACCAATAGACGCATGGCATGCAGAAAACGGCACTTGGACAATGGTAATACACGGCAAGAAAGAACTAGGCAATCAGAAGTTTGGATTATTTGAAAACGGTGTTTTTCGCGGTGTGCGAGATAGCCAAAAAGAAGCAGTGGCACTTCATAAACAACTAACTGAAACAAACGAAAAATGATGATGACTGATAAAGCGCTGGAAGCAAAAGCGATTACCCAAGAGCAAGCAGAAGAGCTTGAAAACTGGATTGATGAATCTGTTACCGCAGGCAAGGCAATCAATGTGCCAGAAAAGTTTGCCGCAATCATGGATATTTGCGCTGCATACAACATGCAACCAGTAGGAGTTATGCAATGAAAATTAGCGCAGATACAGCCAAGTGTGCCGGACAAGCGCCAGATGGTAGCAATAAATGCGGCTACCGTGAAACTTGTCTGCGCTATGTAGCGCCTGCTAATGAGCGCCAAGTGTGGGCTGAATTGTGGAAAGCTGGTGATGATTGCCCACATTATCTTTCGATTCCGAAGGGTGCGGTATGAGCGCCTGGACAATAAACAGCGAAACATCATTGCAATCATTTCTAGGTGAAATGCGTGAGCTATTTGGCAAGCATAAGTTTGTGAAGGTAAATGCCAAGATAGGCAAAGCAAGAAGCCTAGACCAAAACGCAATCAGTCATGTTTGGTATGAGCAGATCGCACGCGAACTTAAAGACGATGACGCGCTAGGCTGGAAATGTTACAGCAAGCTACACCACGGCATACCGATTCTACGTGCAGAAGATGAAGAGTTTAGAACGTTTTACGATGGTGCGCTGAAACAGCTTAGCTATGAGAAAAAACTGGAAGCAATGAAATATCTGCCAGTGACTTCACTAATGACTAAGCCGCAGCTTACGAAGTATTTAGAAGCTTTGCAGAATGACTTTGCTAATCGTGGCGTAAGGCTTGAGTTTCCAGAGGTGGAAGCTTGATAACTATTGGTAAAGCAACAATACACAACATGGATTGTATGGAATTGCTAAAAGCTACGCCTGATAAGTTTTATGACTTGGCGATTGTTGATCCACCGTATGGGATTGGTGAGCATGGTGGAAAAGTAAGAAACTCACCTGAAAGCATAAAAAGAGGGATTGTTCCAAAACAATACGCAAATAAGGGATGGGATAACTCTATTCCTAATGTTGAATATTTTAATGAGTTAGAAAGAGCTTCTAAAAATCAAATTATATGGGGTGGTAATTATTTTTTAGACTATTTAAAAGCTACTAATTGCATGATTGTATGGGATAAAAAAAGCTCAGATGGTTCTGATTTTGCAGACTGCGAATTGGCGTGGACATCATTTAAAACTGCTGTGCGGAAATTTAAATATGATTGGGTTGGGTTCGGATATTTAAATAATCCGCATGGTGAACGTAAAGAACATCCAACACAAAAACCTGTAGCACTCTACGAATGGCTGCTCACTAAATACGCTAAACAAGGCGACAAGATTCTTGACACTCATCTAGGCAGTGGCAGTCACGCCATAGCTTGCAACAATCTAGGCTTTGAATTAACAGCTTGCGAACTAGATAAAGACTATTACGAGGCAAGCATTAAACGTATCGCACAGGCTAATCAGCAAATAAGGCTATTTGCATGAAAACTGTTGAGCGCATGCACCTATCAAAAGTAGCCGCTATTGGTTGCATTATCTGCCGCATGCCAGCAGAAATACACCACATACGTTCAGGCATGGGCATGGCGCAGCGCAATAGTAATTTTAATGTAATTCCATTATGCCCAAAGCATCATCGTACTGGCGGCTTTGGCGTAGCTATTCATGCAGGCATAAGAACATTTGAAAACAAATTTGGCACAGAAAAAGAACTATTAGAAAAAGTAAACGAGATGATAAATGCTAATTGAACTGAGCTACCCAGATATGGCGCTAATGCCTAACCGTAAAAACGGCAGACATTGGGGCGCAACCAAAGGCGCAAAAGATAGTGCTTTTAGCGAAGCGTTTTACCGTACTCAAATGGCGCTAGCAGGAAAAAAATTTAAAGAAGATAAAGTCGCAGTCACCATAACCTTTGTGCAAAACGATAAACGTCATCGGGATTTAGACAACTTGCTTGCATGCGTAAAAAGCAAAATTGATGGCATATCTCGCGCTATTGGCGTAGATGACAAGCTATTTGAACCTATCACCATTAAGCGCGGATTTAATAAAGCCCAAAGCGCAACGATTATTGAATTAACACAGTAAAGATAACCATGCCAACCAACGCACAAA